AATTATTATTTTTATATTTGGAGTGAGAATAATCATATTTTTCACCATGAATTTTGTTAGATTTTTCTATAAAATTTTCTATAGAAAAGGTTATGGTTTCCATTTTACATTGAGGACAACCAAATCCTTGAAGATGACTTGCTGCTTCTTGTTGAAATCCTCCATGTTTATAACACCCTATTCGAACTTTATTCCGAGAACAAATATAAACAGATTTTGAGTAATCATACTTGTCCCCATGAACCGCCCTCGCTTTTTGTATGAATTCTTCAATTGTTAACTTTTTTGCCATAATATTTCTCCATTCGTTTTTTCTTACACAGTTCTACATTTCTCCAATAGTATTCCTTGGCCCATCGTCGTTGGGCTGCTATTCGCTCGTCATTTGTTTTATACAACATTTTTCTTGGCATAATTTATCCTTTCACGTAAGTATAGAACTAAATACTAAAAACATCAAGTTATTTTAAGATACGTTGACCGACCCTATATTTATAGATATAACATTATGTCATGGCATGGAGACCCAACAAATCCCGTAAAAAATCCCATTCAGGAACCGATTGAGCGTTCCGAGAAGTTGATTGATGTAAATCGGGCCGAACAGACCCGTAGAGATACAGACACACAGAAGAACTTCACTATTACCCTCGAAGACGTTGATAACGCCATTCTTGGGCAACTCGGAGACCTCCAACTTCAAGTTGTAGATGCCGGTAAGGTTGTCAAGGTTCCTGTTTTTTACGGTTCTCCTGAGCGATGGGTTTCGGCTCAACGTGACGGGTATATGCGTGATAAACAGGGTAAAGTTATTCTACCAGCCATTGTCTTTAAGCGAACCACCACTGCCGAAGATTCCACACTTCAATTTTTCAGTCAGGAACTTGTCGTGTCAGCCACCAAGAAGTATTCGGATAAAAACAAATACACGCAGTTCAATATTCTCAATGGCCAGAATGCTCCCGTTTCCGAAGTGTATGATACGGTCGTTCCAAGCTATGTGCTGTTAACGTATCATTTTATCATATGGACAGGATATGTGGTGCAAATGAATAAGCTGACCGAGGCATTACGATTTGCTACGACCAATGCCAACTATTGGGGAAAATCAAATGGATTCCGATTTCGTTCTCGTATTGAGTCATTTGGGCATACGGTTGAAATCGAAGCAAGTCAGGAACGTGTTATAAAAACTGAATTCGATATGCAGGTTCACGCATACATTCTTCCCGATGTTACTACTGACTTGGAAAAGCATAGATTGACTACGGCAAAGAGACTTACTCCGAAGAAAATCATTTTGGGAACCGAAATAGTCCGAACGGGGTTCGAGCTTCAACAGATGAATTCCAATTCCGAAAAGTGGCGTAATCCAAACTACGCCAACTTGAGTTATAACACCAGTGTCCCAACACCCGGGCTGTCATTGGATACAACCATTCAAGACCATAGCTTCTTACCGGGAGGAGCATGGGCAGGTATTAAGGTAGATAATTCCCCTCTATTTTTGCGAATTGTGCCTGTGCCAACTAAGCAGGACCAAACTGCTCAAGACGGGGATATGTCCTACGACAGTCAGTATTTCTATTTTCGGACAAACCACAAATGGACAGTTGCCTCACTTTCCAATTTTACCAATTCATGCACATCCAATGTTCCTCTGACGGGAACCGAAGGGTCTGTTGAGTATAACGCCCAATTCTTTTATATTTATTCACAGGGCCAGTGGAGACGTGTCCCGTTGACTACCATTGATTTAGGGTATGGTAATGAAGGTGACATCATGTATGACGGCAGTAACTTATACATTTACACCCAAGGGACTTGGACGCAAATGGCTTTGACTGATTTTACTGTCATGTAATATGATACCAATATGCAGTCTATGGAGCACAGAGAATGTCCAATGGCAAAATAGCAACTGGCGTTGACCGAGTTTACTGTGATATGAAGGGAATTTATAAAATAATAAATAAGATAAATAGGAAGTATTATGTAGGTTCATCCACAAATATTCATCATAGATGGTGGAAACACAAACGAAATTTGTATAAGAATTGTCACCCCAACATTCATTTACAAAGTTCATGGAATCAGTATAAAGAGAAAAATTTCGATTTTGTTGTCATTGAACCAATGAGTGAGAAGGTAACCAAAAAGGAAATAATTTTAACAGAACAAAAATGGTTAGACATCGCAAAGAGCGAATCCTATAAATGCTATAATTTGACATTTATTGCCGGGGGTGGGGATACTTTTAGTACAAATCCGAATAAAGAAAAAATACGAACCCAATTACATGACATGTTTAGCGGTTCTAAAAATCCAATGTATGGACGCCGCCACACAGAAATTACACGAAAACAATGGAGTATAATTCGAGCAGGAAAGTTTTGTGGAAGAGATAATCCCCGATATGGAGCAAATGTTTCCGAAGAAACCAAAAGTAAAATTGGAGATTCAAATGCAAAAATGTGGCGGTTTATCTCGCCGAGCGGAAACACAATAGAATTCAAAAACTTAGCATTATTTTGCAGAAAGAACGGATTAAGTAAACCGAGAATGTGGGATGTTTCACATTCCAAACTACCTAATTATAAAGGTTGGAGATTGGCTGTATGATTTCGATTTGTAGTTTATGGAGTTCTGAAAATATACAATGGAGTAAAGCGAATTGGACCTTTTCGGAATGCGAAATGGTCCAAGAGATTTGTCAAGTATGGTCCACGACACAGTTCCCGTGGAACATGGCGGATTGGAAGTGGTCGGAGTGTTCTAGTTCAGTTGTTCCGCCTGTAGGACCATGTAAGATTTGGGGGACGACAAATGTTCTTTGGTCAAATGCCAATTGGAAGTGGTCGGAGTGTTCATCCTCCGTGGTGCCACCAATTCCAGTTGTAACAATTGGAAATCAGCCCGGTGTGGATGCAACCACGCTCATTCAACCTTGGTTGGAAGAGCCGTGGAACCCATACACAGCCAACGATGAACATGATAGGAAACGAAAGCGACTAATTAAACTGATTTGCAAAGTCCACGGCAAAGAATATATCGAGGAACGGGAAGCTAAAGATTTTCCCGTCACAATCCGAGACATAAGAACCGTGGTAAAGGCTGTAGCCAATATAGATTTAGATTTTAGACTCGACAATGATAAAAGTAAATGATGGAAAGACATCCCATCACAAACAATGGACTAAATATGCATACCCTATACATTGATAAAAATGAGGATTTTATAGCGGAGGTTTCCGTTAAAAATGCTTCTTTGAAGGGAGCGAAGACTCGACTTATTATAGAATCTCCCGATGGATTCAATTTCGTTTTTCATGGAAAAATCGAGGGTGGAAAATGTATAATTCCAGTTCATAGATTAAAAGGAATCTTGGATGAAAATATTACTGGAAAAATGTATTTGGAAATAATAGTGGAAGACACTTATTTTTCCCCGTGGAAAGACGATTATACAACCGCCGAGCATACCTCCGTAAAAGTAATGGTCAATGAACAAAAAAATTCCTCCAAGCCCACCGTGACAGTCAAAGTTCCAAAACATATTCAGGCTGCTCCCAAAATTCCAAAGGCTCAAGTTGTGCCGATTATGGAACTCAACAATCTCTGCAAAAAGTTTGGGTTCACCCGCAAAAACATTCCTCAATATAAAAAGGCTTTCCGACACCTTGTAAACGAATACTTTACCCTAAACCCCGAATTTTTGACTCATAAAAAAGCTGTTCTGGAAACTGTGCGGTATTTATTGAAGTAAACATAAGTTATAATATATGCGTTTCCCATCGCAAGATTTTTCAAATCAATACATTAGCCTATCATATCAGGCTGTGGTTCAAACCTATGCTCAAGGGACTGCCAGCTATCTCTTGGATGGAAATGGGAATGTGCTTGGATTTATTCCAACTTCATCAGTTGGGCAACAATTCATAACGGCTGACCAACCAGTTCCGCTTGCTCTTACAGCATCTTATGCAATGAACGGAGGAAGCGGTGGGTCGTCTATTTCTTCTTCATGGGCATCACAATCGTTGTCATCTAGTTTCGCAACATCAGCCAACACAGCCTCATTCACCGAAACTTGTTTATTTGCATTGAATTCCGAAGTCGCCGAGACAGCCATCTCGGCATCAGTAGTTGTATCGGCATCTTACGCATTTTTGTCTCAACAAGCGGCCCATTCGACATTGAGTGATACTTCTTCGTTGAGTCTTATAGCCCTATTTGCGGACACTGCCTCATACGCCTTTGAATCTACATTTTCTGATACAGCATCGCTTGCAGCTTATGCTAATTATGCAGGCTCATCATCATATGCCATCAATGCTTCTCAAGCAGTCAGTGCCTCATATGCAGCCACGGCCTCGTGGGCACAAAATATTCCGACTGTTGTCTCTACATTGTTCGCTTCTTCAAGCGTATCATCGTCATTTTCTGTTACGGCATCCTATTTGTTGAATTACGCCCCACCCGTATCAGCATCGTGGGCCTCAGCAAGCTTATCTTCTTCATACGCCCAAAATTCAACATATGCCGCTACTTCCTCATACGCTATTACGTCATCGTATGAAATTCAACATCAAATTTCCGAATCGTGGTCATCCGCATCGTTGCAATCTATGTTCGCAACGCAATCTTTGTATGCGACCACAAGCATATTTGCTTCTACTGCGAGTGGAGGGAGTTGGGGAGATTTTTTGGTTAATGGAAATGTTGTAAATACCACTACCAATGGGTTTTACGCAAAAAATACTGCCTCGGATGTATTTACTTTCCAATCTGATGGAATATTAAATTTTATATTGACTGGAACTTCAAATGATATAAGTGCAGCCGGAAATGTTTTGTCCCTTAATTCGGGAGGCGGTAATGTAGGCATTAACAAACTCCACCCGAGTTACTCATTGGATGTAAATGGCACGAGCAACTTCTCTGGGCGAATGATTTGTGAAGATTCCGTCCAGTTTATCAATGCCAGTTTAATATTGGATTCGACAGGAAACTCCTCGATTGACCCTAACCAACGTTACTTATTGGATGGCGGATGGACTGTTACTTCAATTGATTGGAATAACCGAGTGCTTTATAGTACCGATGGATTTGGAGGAATCAATCAATCAGTAGATTGGAACAATCATATATTATATGGACTTTGGACGGGGGTTATAACAAATGCATCCTCAAGTGTTTCTTCTTCTCTTGCGTTAACGGCTTCTTTAATTACAGCCTCGGGAGTAATTGGGGCAGTTTTAACAGCCCAAACGGCATACGTTGCTAACGCCATAAATTTTGTTCCAAACGCATCAACATTTTCAACCCAATCATTATATGCCACTCAATCAATCTCAGCGTCCTACGCCACATCAGCGTCTTATGCCCCGGGTAGCTCAACGTCGGGGCAGTCCAATTTTGCGACACAATCGCTCTATGCCACCCAGTCGTCGTTTGCCACGAGTTCTATCAGCAGCAGTTTCTCTACCACTGCAAGTTGGAGTGTAACTGCCTCGTTTGCATTGAATATTTCCCCTGCGGATAGTGCATCGTTCGCAGGAACAGCTTCATATTCTATGTTGGCAGGTGCTATAAACTTTGTCCCGAATTCATCCGCCACATCTACTCAAAGTTTGTTTGCGACTCAGAGCACTAATGCTACCTCTTCATTG